TAAACCATTACCCACAGGAGAAACTGTGAAGTAAGATTTAGCTATACTTCTTAAATAATCTTTTTGAGTGGATTCCACAAAATCGTCATGATCTTGTATCGAGGCCGCATTGGGATAATTTTTTTTATTTTGAGGACGGTATTGATCTGATATTTTATTTAAACAATCATGTCTGGCTGGAGGATTGGTAGAGACATTAAAATTAACATAGACTTTATTCTGCTTATCTTGATTCTCCTCCATAATCTCAAGAAACCTTGGTTGATTACCATGAGACCATTTAGGATTAGCGATTCCTATAGGAATAGGCTTTAATTGAGGATGATTAAACGTTAAGTTTTGAGTATACCAATTATTAATATTTGGGAATAAATCTAATACATAATCAATCTCTTGAGCGCCAAAATTAATGTCAGAATTATGGGTAACTAGATCAAATACATCAGGGATTTTCACAGAACCTATTTTTAAATAAGTATTTAATAAACTTAGATATTCGGGTTTGCAAAATACAAGATTGTTGTCTAAATATTCATTTTGGAAATTAACAAAAACAGAATCTCTGGCATTTTTATAATCCGTTAACTGTAAGCCGCATTGATGCTTAAAATAAGTTCCACAAACAAAATTCATTTTAAAGCCCTTTCCCAAAATATAGATGGAGCGTTTTCGCAGCCGTCTCTAAAGTTTTCATAACCAACATCATTGAATTCAATGTAGGCTCCTATTTTTGATTTGTCACCTATAATTTCCTCCACACCGCATAAAATCGCCTCGCCTACCATTCTGCAAAATGGTTCATTTACTATAGGTTGATGAAAAATAGCTTTCGCTGATTGGAATATCGAAGGAATTTCTTCATATTTTACCTCACCATTAAACTTAATATTATCATAACCTTTAAAAGTTTCTTGAGGAGAAAGTTCTCCCCATCCAAAAATATCAATTTGCCTATCTGTATGTTGCTTCGCGAACCGAAGTAAGTTGTTTAAACCTTTAAGTGGATGTAAGTAACCACAATAAACCACATCATATGTTTTTTCATGGTCCGATTTTTTAAACTTAGAAGTGTCGATAGGGTCGTAGACAATTTCTACATTGTGAAAGTAATCCCCATACAAATGTTTAAAATAATTGTAATGATAATTACTTAAAAAAAAATTCTTTTTAGATTTAGAAAACAAAAGCTTTCTTGTGTCATTGTCTAAATAACTACAAGAGTCATGCTCCAACCTAACAGAATTAGGAGATTTAATAATCAAAGGTATTTTTGGAGGAGTTATTTTACTAATAGCTTCTAAATTAGAATTAACCACTAAATCATAAGACGATAGGAAATCAGTAACTGATGAGTTGTGATGATGTTCTTTTATATCAAGACCCAACTCTTTGCCTTTATCTATAAGCAATTTATTGCTTACTTGAGCGCCACCTTGTCTTTGTTCGAGTGTGAAGTCAGATATAAATAATACTCTCATGCAAATGCATGATTATATCCTATAAACCTTCTTCTTCAACAGATATCTTGACCTCGTTAAGAAATGGATAAGCATCTAAAAAATCATGATATTCCTCGAATTCAGAATCATCCCAACCCCATTCGCTTAATACTTCTTCATCATCCCAAGCCAAAGCTTCACTAGAAGTCATTTTGCTAACTGGCTTTTTACTCCAAAATCTGCAAGACCAATATCTAGCCTTATGTTTCGGTCCTGGGTTTGAGTCACATTTATGACGCGCTCTGAAATTTCTGCGTCTAGCGGGATCGTCTCGCTTGATTTCCATATTAGGATCACCAAACTTTACCATGACTATATTACCTTTGGGGTTTTTTACATAAACTCCAAATTTCTTTTTGGAACCAGAAGGTAATCGAAAAGGTTTATTTAAAGTTTTTTTTTCTGCTTCAGAGTAGTCTAAATCTTCTATCTCTTGATTCATCTCTTCTTCGGTAGCACCAGCTTTTAAGAGATCTATTTTAGCAAGACCAAAATCTAATTCATTGTAGTCAACATAACCCTCTCCATGTTCCTCGTTGTAGTAATCTTCACTTCCTCTAGCAATGTCGCCATCAGCAGCTCTATAAGATTCTTTTACTTTACCTCCACGCACCATTTTTAAAAATGTATTTACGCGAGCCATAGACCACTGACCTCTACTTTTTCCAGGACGGTGACTGCTAGAAAACGCACCCGAACCTCTCCTGTATACCTTTTTAAGTTGGCCAAGAGTGACTTTTTTAGAATATTTCTCGTTATGTTCTTTGACTTTATTCTTGAGGGCAGTAATAACTTTTTCAGAAAAAGTAATAGATGGAGCTTTTTTGTCTCCACCTGCGGAACCTTTAGGGTTCTTTTTAGATCCCTTTTTACGCTCCGAGGGTTTTGCGGGAGTTTGAGCAGAACTGCGTGGACCTTTACGTTTAGCGCTCTGGCTTTCTAAAAAGTTTTTTGCTTGGTCTGAAAAGTCGTATTCCATCAAGAATTTATTACACTTTTAAATATTAAAAATGAATATTATCCCTCACAAGAAGAGCAATTTAGTATAGATCTTGCTAATTCTTGACTAGGATTTGCACTCCTTTGATAATAAAAGCTTTTTACGCCCTGTTCCCAACCGAATATAAGCAATTCACTAGCCTGTTTCGGTGGGCATTTTGGAGATACCATAACATTTAAGCTTTGTCCTTGATCAATAAATTTTTGTCTTTGGGCTGCTTGAATCACAACTTCTTTTTGAGAGATTTCTCCAAAAGTTTTTAATACAGCTTTCTCTTCATCTGAAAGAAAATCTAGATGCTGGACAGAGCCTCCTTTGATAAGGATAGATTTCCAAGTAGTCTGGGTGTTCTTTTTCTTCTCTTCTAACAAGGATTCTAGGTAAGGGTTCTTGTATGTGAACTTACCTTTAGCTAAATCCTTTGTAAAATAGTTACTGTTTAAGGGTTCTATAGAAGGGGAAACTTGTCCTAAAATAAATGAACTAGAGGTCGTAGGAGCTATAGCCATTGTTGTCATGTTTCTTTGCCCATATCCCTCCAGATGTTCTGGCTCCCCAAATAAAACAGCTAATTCTTTTGTAGCTTTGTCGCATTTTTGTGAAATAGTTTTATGAATTTCAGAATTTAAAAACTTAGCGTCCATGCTTTCGAAAGAAATCATTTTTGATTGCAGATAAGAATGCCAACCTAAAACACCCAATCCTAAAGCTCTTTGTTTTTTTGCAAAATTGTGAGAAGCTTTCATGAAGGGGATATCCTTGGTTTTTTGGATATACTCCTCCATAACTGCATCTAAAAAGTAAGTTAAAGTTTCTACAGCATCAGTCTCTACAATTTCATCCCACTTCAGTAAGTTTAGTGAGGATAGACAACAAACAAAAGACTCCTCTTCAGATGAGTGCAAGAATATTTCGCTGCAAAGATTAGAGGCGTGAATTTTAAGTTTTTTATCTTTGTAAGGTTTGGGAGCATTGACGTTTGCAGTATCTGTAAAGAAAATATAAGGGTAACCAGTTTCGAATCTTTTTTTGACTACGTTAGCCCAAGTGGAACGTTTTTTCCTATCTCCTTCAATCATAGACCTCATCCACTCGTCAGTGATACAGACAGCAAATGACATTTCTTGGATAGCGTTACCCTCTGATCTAATCCTAAGAAATTCAGAAATATCAGGATGGTCTATCGGTAGGTAAGCAGCAAAAGATCCTCTTCGGACATTACTTTGAGAAACAACAGATGTAACTTTATCGAAAAGCTCCATGAAGTGAATAGGACCACTGGATGTTCCCCCAGCAGAAATATCTGCGCCCCTAGATCTTAAGTCTCCAAAATAAGCTGATGTTCCTGACCCATGTTTGGTTTGCATACCGACTTCAGCTTGCTTGTCAAGGATAGCATCCATGCGGTCTTCAATATACACCCCATTACAAGATATAGGTAATCCCCTCTCTCTTCCAAAGTTAGCCCAAATAGGACTAGATAAAGAATAAAAACCTCTAGAAAGGTAATCCTCAAATTTATCCGCAAAACCTTTTATCTTAAGAGATTTTTCAGCAGATATTGCAATATCTTCACCTCTCTTTTCAGCAGTTTCTCCAGTTTGGAGATAACCTCTTTTTAAGAAGTCACGGGCATCCTTGTTAAGCCATTTATATTTTTTCATTAGAAAAGATCGTCAGCGTCAAATGTTTGAGAATTTTTTGAATATTCCACTGGTCTTGAGTGGAAAAAATCAGTGGCATTATTGCCCATCAATTCTTCTTCGAACCACATTGTATCTTCCAACAATGAAGTGTCAACATCAAACGCCGAATGAAAACCAATTTTTTCCAAAGAGTCATTAATTCTATTTTTTATAAACTCTTTAAGAATATCAGCATTCAATCCTTTCTCATTAAAGCCATTAATCATCCAATCAACAATTTGGCTTTCTGCTACAAAAGCAGCTTTAGCTTCACTAGCAATTCTTTCTTCTAACTCATCATCAAAAAGTTCAGGATGCTCACTGCGAATAGTGTTAATGATTTTAATACCAGCAAGAGCGTGAATATTCTCTTCATTACGAGTGTATTTCACTTGCTGGCCAGTATCCTTCAACACATTGCGGTAGCGGTTGAACCAATTGATGATGTAAAACTGACTAAACAAAGATACATTTTCTACAAACAGGGTAAACAGAATGATAGAATAAACATACTGTTTCTTTGAATCTTTGTAAAATTTGTGGTTATACTTACGGAGATATTTAACTCTCCCCTCAATAAAATCAAGCTCCAAGTTTTTCTCAAAAATATCTTCTAACCCCAAAACCTTCAACAGTCTTTCATAAGCATTATTATGGATAACTTCAATATTAGCCATAACATATCCCAAGTCGGTTAAACTCGGGTGTGGTAAATTGTCCCCGAGTTTGCTCCAGAATTTTTTGACAGCTACTTCGATCTGACCAATGGCAGACAGGGTTCTAATTACCATTTCTTTTTCATCTGGTGATAAATTCACGTTAAAATCTTGAACATCACTACTAAAACTGAATTCCTTATCGGTCCAAAAACCGTTGTGCATTGCCTCAATAAACTCCTGCGCCCAAGGGTAATGATCGGGCTTCCTCGATACTTGTTCTTCAAAAATCATGGTTACAAGATTTTACACTTAGTCCTGATCGAAGGCAAGCTCAAATACAACATTTCGTAAAAAATTTTTTTTGTTGACAAACAATTAAGAAGAAGTATAATAACCGTGAAACGGGATAAACGTAATTCTTACCTATTACGTTATAGGTAAAGTAAACGTTATACTGTATCGTATACGTTTTATAAATATATTATAAAATATAATCAGATTTTTTTAATTTCTGTGGAAAAAGGAAATACAGATGATAGAATTGGTTCAGTGGAAAGCGATCTGACACTAATTTCTAAAATACAAGACGATAATGCCGATCAGGAAAGCCTTATAGCTCTGGTAGATCGACATTCTGGAATATTTCACACGATGGTGAACCATTTCATGTCGAGTCCTCAATGTGTCTTGGATAAAAATTTAATTGTCGAGGATAAAGAAATGACAATCTACGATTCTGCTTTGAACTACGATCCTTCGAGGAATACTAAATTTTCTACTCATTTGGCCAACCAAACTAAGTGGAAATGTCTTAACGCATTGAACAAGAAGAAGAAAAATAGGGAATATTTTATCGACGATGAGAATACTTACATAGAGCCTAGTTGTGATTCTTTTATAGGAGATATCAACAAAGAAGAGGCTTTAGATGTGTTTGAAAAGTGTTTGGAAAGCGAAGAAGACGAAAGAGTTAAAAAAATAGTTGACATGCGTTATGGATCGGCTAATAATAAACTCACCCCTTGGAGATCTATAGCAGAAAATCTTGACTTAAGCATCCAAGGGTGTATCAATATTCACAACAAATTTATTAACAAAGTAAAAAAAGAAGCAAATTATGTATAATTCTATTACAGCCGCAGCATATCTGGTTAAAGACCCAGAAGTAAGAACTACCAATAATGGTAAAAAAGTAGTCAGCCTAAGAGCTGGTATCTCCACATCTAATGCAAAAACTAAGTGTTTCGTAGATGTTGAATATTGGGACAAGACAGCAGAGATTGCTGAAAAATACTTGTCAAAAGGTAGAGAGTTTATTGTGAATGGAGAACTCTGCATGTCATCTTGGGAAAAGGATGGTAAAAAATTCAGTAAATACTTTGTTCGTGGAAAAGATCTTCAGTTTTTGAGTTCTAAAAAGTCCGAGGGAGAGGGAGACGGAGACGGAGGCTCTAAAGATGTTCAAGGTGACGATGTTCCATTTTAATGAACTTAATATTAGAAGCTCCCTTAAATAGTTTGAGCTTTGGTAATGTTAGTTTTAACATTATCAGAGAGCTTCATAAGCTAGAAGTAAATCTGGGCATCTTTCCAACAGGTGACCCAGATTTATCTGCTTTTGATGTAAATGATGATCTTAAAAAATATATTGAAGATGCTATAAACAACAGATGGAGATTAATTTCAAAATTAACACCCACCTTTAAATTATGGCATTTAAATGGTTCTGAAAACAGAAAGACTAAAGATCAACATTTGTTTTCATTTTATGAATGTAGCGAACCTACAGAATTAGAAATCAAGATAGCTGGTCTTCAAGACACTATTATCTTTTCTTCTAAATATGCTGAAAATCTTTTTAAAGACAAAGGTCTTGCAAATACTAAATTTATCCCTCTTGGTTTTGATGAAGATTTTCATATCACTGGGAGAGAATATCTAAAAGATGTCATACATTTTGGTCTCATGGGTAAATATGAGAACAGAAAACATACTAAAAAAATTATACAAACTTGGTTAAAAAAGTATGGTAACGATCCCAAGTATCAACTTTCCTGTTGTGTAAACAATCCCTTTTTGAATCAAGAACAAATGCAAGGAGTTTGGAATGATGTCACACAAGGGGTAAACTACAACAATCTAAACATCATTCCAAGATTAGCTAAGAATTCTGAAGTAAATGAGTTTTTAAATGCTATAGATATTGACCTCACAGGTTTATCTGGAGGAGAAGGTTGGAACATACCAGCTTTCAATGCTACTTGTTTAGGTAAGTGGAGTGTGGTTTTAAATGAAACATCTCACAAAGATTGGGCTACTGAAGAAAACTCAATCTTGATTGAATCATCTGGAACAACACCGTGTGAAGACGGAGTATTTTTTACTAAACAAAATGATTTCAACAATGGTGTTTTTTATACATGGTCTGAAGATGAAGCTGTCTCCGCTATGGAAAAAGCTGAATCTAAAGTAGGACAGGTTAACACAGAGGGTGTCAAAATGGGGGACAATATGACGTATAAGAAAACTACTGAAGCTATTTTATCCCTTGTTTTTGGGGAAGAATAGAATGGCATAATAAATGTTAAATAAATAACTATGAATACATTAATTAACAACATTCTTAACGATATTAGCAAAACTACTAAAACTCACCCAGTTAAAGACTCGGGAGATGTCTATGCGGCAGAGTTCGAATTAGCTGGATTCTGTAAGAAAGACATAGATATTAAAGTAACAGATAATATCCTAACGGTAGATGCTAAAACTGAAGAAAGACAAAAATCATACCAGTTGTTCTTATATGATTTAGTGGCAGAGGACCACATCTCTGCTTTATTGAAGAATGGTCTTTTAAAAATAACTCTACCTAAAAAGGCAATTGCGAAGGCAAAAAAAATAGATATAAAATAATGTCTTTATATGTTTATAAACATCCTGATACAGATGAACACCGCGAGGTGTTTCAAAGGATGAATGATGAACACATATATATAGACGAATTTGGTGTAGAGTGGGGGAGGGTTTGGACCGTCCCCCACGCATCCATAGATAGCTCTATAGACCCTTTTAATAATCAACAATACATTGACGCTACTCACAACAAAAAAGGCACTATAGGCGATATGATGGACCTGTCTGCTGAATTGAGTGCGAAGAGAGCAGAAAAATCTGGGGGCTTAGATCCAGTAAAGGAAAAGTTCTACGATAATTACAAAAAGGAACGTAAAGGCGCAGAACATCCGAACAGAATTAAAGAAAAAGGTTACGAAAGCAAAAATATTAAAATCGATTACGATTAATAAGTGCTTCCGCTAAACCTTAACCCTTTCTCTTCTGTGACTGTGAAACTAAAACTTGCGTCAAAAGTCATTTTATCGTTTATGGGCATTCCATAATTATAAGAGTCCAGTTTAGCTTCTTGGATTTCATATATCATTTTTTTGTCTCCAGAAGCCAATACTAACTCAAAGTCATATTTTCTGTCATCGCTTAAAACGCCTGTTACAAAACCCTCATCAAATCCCGAGACTAAAGAAGAAACTGAAAAAGTTCCTTGAGCTGGGAATTGAGCTTTTCTGTTATAAGCAAAATCATTACCTAATCCATATGATGAAACTCTAGGCAGTGAGACTTGCATATCTACAGCTTGTATAAAATGTATACCAGATAAGCGTTGTCCTCCTACTTGCAAATTTTGCAAAGTAACGCTGCTTTGAGGATCTGTAGGATTAATTATCGGGGGATTTCTATCGCTGTTTGTTTGCGGATCAATTTGAAATAAAGACCTTCCGACATTATCGTTATTTCCTCCAGTTAAATTAATAGAGGGCATTTCCATAGAAGTTCCTGTCAAGTGCTCGAAAACCATATTAGAACAAATATAACTAGTAGACACAGAAGGCAATGTTCCTATCCCATAAGACAAACTATAAGAAACAGGAAAACAATTACCGAAAGCCATACAATCAAATCCTGTTAAATCGAAAGGATCTTCGTTAAATTTAATAGAATCAAAAGCATCAATATTCCCAGTTTCAGGAGTGTTAACTACATAAAAGTTTGTCGCTCTTTCAGAAACACCTGAAAACATATTTCGATATGTTGAAGTTCCTAATGCAGCACTTTTAAAGTTGCCATGATTTTCATTTCCAAAAGAAAGTTCTGGTATATAAGTGAAATTCAACTGCACATCAGGCTGTTGTGTCATCTCTTTTAGAGATAAATCTTGAGTGCCTAATTGTTTTAATTCTTGTCTAGGAAAACTAACGGAATAACTAAAATTCTGAACCAGTTTATACAAAACAACATCTAAATTCAATTCAGAAAAAGATGGTCCGTTTTGTACAAATACAGCAGCGTTTGGGCTTTTTATTGATACTCCTCTACTCATTTTATGTTCCTGTTGGAATTACACCCAAAGGGTCTTCTACAAAATCCACGGTCAATGTATTAGAATTGACATAGTTCCAAGTGTGCGTCCATTTCGGACAATAGTAAACTTTTGGTCTGTTGTAAACAGAAGGTATTTGGTGTTCAAATCTTCTGTAACCACCTTTGTTTTCTAAAAAGTGAATCATGCTTTTGGTTTGGGAATCAGAAATATTACTAAAAGTATAACTGATATCAAAAGTAGAGATGTTGTCATTTGTTTTTATCCTTTGTTTAAATGAATTTTTATACTCAAGAACATCTGCTTTTATAACTACATTATTTTGTGTCCCGATGTCTGGTTCAAAAAAGAATTTTTGACTCCACATTGAATTTGTTCCTGTAGGACTATTGGCTTCAGTGGAAGTATGATCTCCAGTGCAATAGTAAAAATTATCTAATTTATTTTGATTTATTCCCGAATATATAACGTTATATTCTTTATAAGTCGAACTAGGTGTCCAACCATTAAAATCCAAGTTAGCAAAGCAGCCCATACCTGACCACTTTAATAAAGTAGGAGCATGATCTACGCTTATAGTCGATGCTACTTCATAGTGTTGATTATTAACAAAATTAATAGCATAATTATTACAAAAACCTGTTACTGTTTTATATATATTTGAAGAATCAGGAGTGAAAGGAATATCTTCTACACCCGATTGGTTTTCAAAAAATACAGCTAATTTTTGAGCATTAGTTTCATTTACATCATACCTTACATTAAATTGAGCAGTTAAACTATTTACTGAATAAGGAACTAAATTGTAATAAAAATCATCAGTATTATAACTATGATTAGTAGCTTCGAAGTTAACTTGCGATCCATAAACAGGAGTAAGATTTAACAAGCGAATAGTAGAAGGAACGCTAATTCCAGAGATATTGTTGTCTCTATTATAAAATAAACTTTCGCTCATTGGCTTCCTATATAGTTAAGTGTTAAACGAACTGCCCCATCAGAGCTAGATGTCAATTGTTCAGAAACAAGAGATGCATTAGGTATTGTTAGATTTTGTAAAGTGTTACCATTTTTACCCTTAATAGAAAAAGAAACACTTTTATTTTCTCTTGTATTTAAAAAATCAAAACCGCTTTGTAAAAATATATCGTCTACTTCCATTTGAACTGAAGCAGAATATTGAATTGGATTTATATGTTTAACCTCTGTTGGAGTTTCAGAACCAATACTATAATAAGGTTTTTTATTTACAGTTAAAGAATAATCAAAACCAATAACTCTATTACTTGTGCTATTATCACAGGTTGCAGTTATAGATCCTTGGCTTGGTATGTAAATAGGAGTTTCAAAACCAATTATTGTCCCACTAGCGTTTACACCACTTTTCATTTCATCATAAACAGTAAATGATGTGTTAACTTTAGGAATAGCTCCGACAGCACAATTGACGGAATAAGAAGATAAATATCCATCAGTAAACCCATAAGAAGCATTATTATTATAATTAAAACTTCCTTTCATAACTTCAGATGCGCCTGTAAAATCTAAAATAGGGTCTTCATAAATCAGATTTCTAGAAAAAGAAACCGTTTGATTTGTAGCGCCGCCTACTGTTGTTAAACCACGGATTGATCCTAAAGGAGCTAAAACGTTACTGCTATTCGAATACCCTATATCAAGACTTTCTATGCCCGAAAGCTCTCTCGGTGATGGACTTCCATCCACTCCTGATATAAAGAAGTGGCAGTCGTAATTTAAAGTTGTGTCATACATTATGCTTTAGCTTGTCTTAAAGATCCTCCTAGTCTCTTTTCATCATCAATAACTTGTTTGACAACATCTCTTATTCTTCCTGCAAGATTTGTATTTTCTTCATCTGCGTTTCCATTTTCACTAGATGTTCCATCTGAATTTACAGTGATGTTAATTACAGTTTCTCCTTGGTTATCAGAAACAGAAATTAATTCATCGAGCTTGTTTATGACAGCTCCTCCATTTTCAGCACCACCACCAGAATTCATAGAGGATAATGCACCCTTACCTATCTTTTGGGTCGCTGCTGCGTTCATAACAAACTCTCCTCCTGATAACATGGCAGGAACAGTATCTACTCCCGCTGCATAAGGTATAGATCCTCCTGTAGCTCTTCTAAGTTGGGGTAACATAGTGAATGTGCCATCTGGATTAGATGCTAAATTAAGATTGGGATTAGGGAGAGCATTGTTCAAAGTATAAGGTTGCATTCCAACAGGTCGATCTGTAGCGCTCCTACCATGTGATCCTAAATTTGGTGAACCGCCCCCTATATTAGATAAGTCTGCTGTTTTACCACCACTAAACATTTCATTCAAACCAAAGGATATAGCGAAGGATGCTATAGAACCTAGCAAAGCTTTGTTAGCTTGCTTCTCTTGCTCTCGCATTTGCTTTTCTTTGTTTACCTGTTGAACATATAATCCAAATGCTGACCTTTTGCTTGCTTGCTCTTGTGCAAACTGTGGGCTGTTCCTACGTCCAAACATCGTAAGGGCTGCGCTTTGAGGCTCTAGCGCAACAGATGCGAATCCAGCCCCACCAGAAACAGAATCAAAAGCTCCAGTTGTGAAAGATTGAGTCGCAAAATCTAAAAGATTTTTCTTACCCTTCATTTCTCCTTGACCATAAGTTCCTGGGGTAAACAAACCCCCTCGATTCATCATGGGTATTTGCCCTTCGTTAAGAGCCGACATGAAACCTGCTCCATATTTTTGAACAGCTCCTTTTTTCATGACAAACTCTCCACCAGTCAAAAGAGCTGGAACATCATCTCTAACTCCAGATCCTCCATTAACTTTACCTCCAGAATTTTTGAATTCAAAACCACCAAAACCCAATATGCTACCCAAAAATCCTCCTCCTGATCCCGCTCCTTCTCCGATCATACTATTTACAGCCTTTTGCATTAAGGCTTGAGATAAAGTATCGAAGAAATCCGCAGCAGCACTTCTCAATAAACCACCCAAACTTTCTCCTTTAGCGATAGCGTCTGTCATCGCTTGCCCTATGTTTTGGGCAAATTGAGCTGATGCGTCTATTATCTGACCTGAAAATTCCTCTTCTTCATTAAGAAGTCGTAAACCCTCGACATCCCCATCTTTCATAAGCTTAGATCTTTCTTTATAGTTCCTGTCTGCTAATCCTCCTTTAAACCTAGTAGCTGCATCAGTAGACAACTGCGATTCTAATAAGTTACCTACTCTAGAATCTCTTAAAGCTTTAGCTCGATCTTGTAGTAAGAATCGAGTGTCAGGTAAACCTTTAACAGCATCTGTGTTTGCTCTTGTTGCGTTAGCTGAAGCTAACGCAGCCTTTGCATTTTCAGTTGTGGCTTGCTGGTTTTGTTGTAGATCTATTTTTAATTTTTCAATTACATCCGCTCTTCCTCCTTCTTCTAGGCTAGCAAAAAACTTTTTGTTTATACCTTTGAATTCGTCAAGGTCTTTAGAATCAAAAAATTCTAATAGTTTCTTTACAGTGTTTATATTGTTATCATCGAAAAAACGCCTAGCTTCAGTGCTTCCTTTTCGCCCATCAGCTAATCCCTGTCTTTCGAATAAGGAACCAAATTGAGTAGCCGCTTCATCGCGAGCCGATTCGAACAGCTTGCGCTGTGCTATTTGATTTGTAACGCCAGCTAATTCTATATTATCATTAGCATTTTGTAGAGCTATTTGCTCTTGCGAGAATCCAGTTTGTAAACCTAAACCTCTATTTGTTATTCTATTTTGGATTCGAGCTTGTTTCCTTAATAAAGGATCTAAAACTTCATTAGATTTCTTTGTTTCTATTAAATCTAAGTCAGAAGATTCACCAAATTCTATTTCTTCTTGTCTCAATAGTTCGGCAGTAATTTTTTTCTCGTTTTCTAATCTTTTTAATTGTATGTTTAATTGTTTTTCGCTTAATCCTATATTATTTCTAATTTTAATTAATTGATCATTATTTTCTGAAGTGTTTTCCTCTAATACTTTATTGGTAGCTTTGAGTATACTTTGTCTTTCTCCTTCACTTATTACTCCATCTCTAGAAGATCGTTCTATTAATTTTTCTAAATTTACCACGGAGTCAGTCCTAGTTGTAAGCTCACCAGTAAGATCAACTAATTTCGTCACATTACTTAAAGTATTTTGTCTTGATTCATTTTGAGCTTCCAATACTTTAATTTTAGCTTGTTCTCTTGCTATCTCTGAATCACTTAAACCTTCGGAAGCTTTTTTGAAAGCCAAATCGTTTTTAGCTTTATCTAAAGCCGATTCGTTAAGTTTAGCAAGCTCAACGGCCATTCTAATTCTTTCTTTCGCAGCACTAGAAGCTATCCTATCAGCAAATCGTTGCGCTTTTAACTTCTCATCGGCTGCTTGTTTTGCTTTTAATTCTGCTTCTATAGCTTCTTTTTTTTCTTTATTTTGTTTTTCGAAAACACCTAATAATCTATCATTGATAGCAGCAACTTCTTTCTGGTTAGCGATTAATGCTCCTTCCTCAAGACCAGAACCGCCTTCTTTACCTGTAAAATCTTCATCAGCTTTTCCTTCGGTAAGACTTCTACCAGCTTCTTCTCTCACAATTGAGGCGACTCTTGCAATAGCATCTTCTATACTTATTCCGTCGTTTTGAATCATAGCAGCGACAGCTTGTGCTGCGTTTTTTGCTATTGTTGCTTGTTCAGTTTGAGTTACTTGAACTGTACCAGCAGCTTGGTTTTCTATTTCTGCTTGAGTAAATAAATCTCCGTGACCAAACTCTTTAGCTCCAAAACTGAACATTCCTGCTGCTGCGACCCCAACTGAACCAAGAGTGCCAGTATCTCCTCCGAATGCTTCACGCAGCGCCTCATTTATTTCGACTTTTTGAACCTCTGTCAAAGTATTTAAAGAAATAGCTGCATTATTCGCAGCGTCTGCCATTTTTGCCAGTGCTAAATTATTAGCTTTTGTAATTCCAGAGGAATCTTCGCCCATTTTCTTAAAAGCATCTAACATCGATACAGTAGCTCCAAGCGCAGCTCCAACTATACCTGCCACACCAAGCGCTTTTCCGAATCCACTTACTTTTCCTTGAGCGTTTGTCATAGAATCTCCAAAGCTTTTTAAAGCACTACCTGCAAAAGCTGCTGTTGTGACTCCAGATAAACCTTTAGTTAATCTATTCGCGAAAAGGCTAAACCCTTCTGTTGCTCCTGAAGTCGCTCCTGTCAAAGCAGACATAGCTATTTGGGCGGCGAAGATTCCACCTAACATATCCCTTTGACCTTTTACATTTTGATTACTTTGATTAGTAGAATCTTTAAGAGATTTTGTATAATCCTTTTGAGCTTGAATTGTTGATTTATCAAAAGCACCGAAACTACCTTGTCTTCTAATTTTAGATGTCGGATTTTTACCAAAACCTAATTCTGTAGATCTTCTAGCGAAGTTTGGTATAGCTCCAGTAGGCTCATCGCGAGTATTAGTTACAGCAAGACCCATTGGGTTTCCAGAATTTCTTAATGTTGGATCTTGATTTATTCTTATTTGATTGATTGGAAGACCTGCGGCTTTTTCTCTTCCTATAGCGTCTTCGAGAGGTGAAGCAAAATTTGGAATGTAACCAGAAGCTGCTTTTAATCTCCCCATATTTAGCTTACCCAAAATTTCTTTTTGTCCTTTGCCTCCGCTAGCGTTCTGCAACTCTTTTATCCCTTTTCCACTAATTGATTTACCAGTAGCAGAAGCACCAAAATAACTAAATATTTTCTTAGCCATGCTATTTCTAGTGCCAGAGTTATCTCCTATTTTCGCATCTAAAAATTTAATATTAGTTTTCTTTAAAGCTGGAGATATATCTCCGATACTATTAATCGCAGATGCACCTACATAATCAAACGTAGCTGTTTCACCAAAATCAAAATCTTTACTTTTTATTATACCACTTAATGCTGTATCAAAAATAGCCCCAGATAAACTACCTATCGATCCTTGGTTTGAAAGTGTCTGTTTTTTTTCTGCTTTCGGTCTACCTCCAGTCATCGACAAGGCTTCTCTATTCGCTAAACCTATAGCAAATTTTCCGACTACTCTTTTTAGATCTTTTTCTTCTCGGGCTTTTTCTCCTGCTGCATCAATACCAAAAATTGGAAAATTATAAGTGACAGCATTTTTTCCTTTTCCAAAAGTTCCCTGACCCCTTGTCTGCCCAGGCCGTCTTTGCGGCACAATCATACCAGCAGCATCAGTTTTTACTACTTTAGCAAAGTTAGGTATGTATCCTCCAGCAGCCCCTATCTTTCTCGCTCCAGCAGGAAGACCCATTGAAGCAACCATATCTTGGTTAAATATAGCAGATCCTCCAGTTCCAGCAAAATTAGGAACCATATACTCGCTGTTGTTTGCCACCATCGTTCCCTTTTGACCGCCGCCAAAATTAAAGTTTGGTATAGTAACAGGTTTAGCGGATTTAGGCGCTCCACCTACACCGCGATTTATATCAGATTGTTCTGATCCATAACCGACAATTGCATTAAAGTTAGGTATGTAACCTCCAGCTCCTCGACCTCCTCTAGTCCCACGCATAACTCCAGGAGCTACTCTAGTCGCTATACCTTGCATTTTTTGCATGATACCGAGTTGCTCATTAAGAGCAGTCGTAAAAAATTTTGTCTGTTGTGCTTTTTTTTGTTCAGCACTTACTTGTGAGTTCTCTATTTTTAGTATTGCATCTTGTACGCCTTTATTGCTTAAAAGAGTGGATGCTATTTGTCCTTGTAGAGTAGCTTGCTGTTTTGCTGCTGTATTAAGACCAAAGAAAGTTTTTAAAGAACCAATACCGAACTTCGCTAAATCCGCAGTAAGCTTTAGAATGATAGCTCCAAAGATAGCTAACCCAGGTCCAGCAATGACACCTCCTATACCTTTTACTATTCCTTTGGCGAAATCAGATCCTGTCTCTTCTCCGTCCCCAAGCAGTTCATTCACTTTACCAAAAATATTACTAAAAAAGTCTAGAATACTTTTTAAATTATCTGTGACACCAATTTCTCCTAAAGTGTTAGCTAACTCTTTTAAATTAATAGTAGTCTCATTAAGGACGGCAGATAAAGTTTGATTTAAAGCTATATTACGACTGTAAGCTTCATTGGTGGCTTTACCAGCAATTTCAGTTACCTTAATAGCTGTAGAAGTTTCTCTATTATAATCTTCAAGAATAGCTAAGAAAGGAGCGATCTGGAATTTACCTACTAGATTCTCTGCAATCTGCAACCTTTTAGCGTCAGGTAAAGTCTCTAAAGTCTTTCCTAAATTTTGAATTAATTTGGTCGCACTTAAAACTTGTCCTGATGCATCAGTAACTTCAACGCCAAGATTTTGCATCGTCTCAAGCTTGTCGAGACTTTGAATACGAGTAAAAATTGTTTTAAAGGAGTTACCTATAACAGCTCCTCCTCGGGCGGTTCTTTCTTGGACGGCTGTAATAACACCGACCAACTCATCAAAAGATACACCAGCCTGAATAGCAACAGAACCAGATCGCTTAATACCTTCGATCAGATCTTTTTCTGAAACAGCAGCCGAAACAGCGGCAGCAGATAATTTATTAAGAACTTCTGCACTAGTAATCCCAGTAGAATTGAAAGAGTTAATAGCTGATGTTAAACCAGCGACCGCTTCAGCAGCGCCCAACCCAGACAAACGACTTAAAACTAAAGAGTCATTTAATCTTTTTGTAACTTCTTCTGCTTTTAAACCTTGTCGGCTTAATTCTAAAGCAGCGTTCGCCACTGTTTCAAATGATTGCTCTGTATTTCGAGCTACATCAAAAATAGTCCCCTTAAAGTTATTTAATTCTTTGTTAGTGGTTCCCAGAATGGAATTAATACTAGCAAGAGATTTTTCTACTTCGATAGTTGTTCTTACTAAATCCGCGAAACCTCTTTGAACTGCCGAAAGCACACCCACTGAAGCTCCAAATGCCAACACACGGGCATTAGCTGCCTCCATAGACTTGGTAAACTGGTCTGCCTTACCAGTAATCCTTCCTAAAGGTTGCGAAAGCCCCTCAACGCTCTTCGCGTTTGCGCCTAAATTTATCTGTAATTTTCTGCCAGCTCTTTTAGCGGCAATTTCAGCGCTTTTCTCTAATCCTATAAATTCTGCTGGTAATTGTAATGGCATATCCGTGAACCTTTACTTTAATTACACAAATATTTACACATCATGCCCAGCTAATCGCATCATTTGTTTCATATCTAACTTGCCACCAGCCTTTTTTGCCTCTTCAGATAAGGAGACATTTCCCTTTTGAGCTTTTAGATTCTGCATATCTTCTCTTGTCGCTCCAAAAACAGCAGAGGCATCTGCATCGTCTTTTATACCACCAGAATTCTTGTCACCATTTCTTTGAGACTCTGAATAAGACAGCAGTTTTTCAGGGTCATCCTTAATATGATCTGGGATGTTTTCAGTATATTGGAATATGTTATGGAACATCCTTCCAAAAAGAACCACTCTTAATTGATATATAGTTAACTCGGTTATCGGCTTACCATAGAAACCATTGACATCTTCGCACAAAGAAAGATACATGCTAAAAAATGGCCTTAAAACCGCTTTTTGTATCGTAGAGTCAGTTAATCTTTTTTGAACCTCTCTGTGGATTTCGCTCAATTTTAAAATTTGCCAAGACTCTAACTCGCCAAACTCTTCTTCAGAATATAAATGATCTGTTAATTCTTTATTTTTAAACAATAAAAATCTTAATATTTCATCACCGCTTCTAATTTCAGCATAAGTCTCTGCTGTTTGGCCTACAATTTCTTTCCTTTTCTCTTGCAGAGCGATTAGCTCCTTAGACTTTTCTCCTACTTGGTTTAAAAAGTCTTCTTTTTGAGATTGTAGGAATACAGCTCTAGCTGTTTGTTTGAGATTTTTAATCTCAAATTTTAAGTTTTCTATAGCTAATTCATCAGAATCGTTCCAAATGCCTTCATCTCTAACATATTGTAATTGATATTCCTCTGATGGTAATCCTTTACAGAGAGCAATTTCTCTGTATTTTTCATAATAATTATGGAGATATCTTTGATCTCTTATGCTTACATGCTTTATGTATACAGCTTTCTCTTCAAATGAGGCTTTGGTATAACCATCAAAAGCTTCACCTACAAGAGAGATGTAAAACTCTTCCTTCAAAGTTTACCTTTTTCAAGATCTTCTATAAGTTTGTTAAATTCTTTAGGAGTGGAAGCTTGGTTGAAAAACCAAAAAGCTAAGACAGTTGTTACTTTCTTGATAACGGCTCCATAAAAATCTGAAGCTTCATCTTCTTTAGAATAATAGTCTTCCATTTTTTCATCGAATTCTTCCCCTTTGAAATAAGCGATAGGCTCTTCATCATCCTCTCTTTGAATATGAGTCAACATAATAGTATACCATAAGAGTAGTCTATTTTGAGCTTTTGTATCAGCAGTATGATCAAAAAGTGACTGCATCGAACTTTCAGCGTCTACTATTTTTCTTTTAGTTTTAGCGAGATCTTCTTTTAAAGATTCGAGTTTTTCTTTTTGCTTATCAGTCTTTTTGTCTACACTTTCCAATCGGACATATTCATTTTGGATATCAAAGATTTCTTTATAAAGTTTTCCGTAATCTTCTGCATCGTCTTCGCTCCAAACGCCTCCAGTGTCGCTATACTTCTTGTAAAGCATAGCTTTTGTGAGAATTCCCTTCTTAACACAACGGCTCATTTCTACGGAATATTCTAGTTCCGCTTCCTCTAGCTCTCTCCTAGAAGGTCTTTTTAATTTAATCTGAACAGGAGACTTCTCTTTTACTTTCTTAGTAATAGTTGTCTCTTCGCCAGTTTTTTTATTCTTGCGAGTGCTTTTCTTTTCGACTTCTTTCTCCTCATCTATAGAGAATGAATATAATTCTTTGAATGCCATAACCTTTTTCTTTATTTAAATGTAAAACTTACTGTATAATTATCTAATTCAGAATACAAATTTCTAATAGATTCGTTGCCTTGATCTAGAATTCTTTTTCTGATCCAATTGACTTTTTGAGGAGTAAAATGATTAGCTGTATTTATGACATTATGATGCTCCTTCGGGATATTCTCATAGAGTTTTTCATAATGAAAATCATGATCAGCCTTCATGTCCTCTAATAAAGAAAGCATTTCTTTAAAAAGGCTAGAAATTTCATATTCAGCCCTTTTATTTAAACTTTTTTTTGCGTCCATGCCTTAATCCTATCTTATTATAGGAATAAAAGTGTAAAAATCAACATGGCAGGTTTTTTATCAGACGATCAAATATCAAAAGTTAGAAATTTAGCAGATACCTTGCACAACACTTTTGCAAGGACTATTACTGTTTATAAAAATGCTAAAAAAACCTTAATAGCTTCTAACTCTTCATGGAACTCATTGTATAGAAGAACTAATACTGGCTCGAACAGCTCTGTAGAATACACAGAAGTTTCTCAAAGTTTTACTGCTAGAATATATTACAAAGATATGGACAGCTCTTACTTAACTGATGACGGCCCATCCCAACAAGCTGGCTCTCAAAACAAAGTAGTTGTTCCTGCTGGGACTGTAGAAATTACAGTCAAAGAAGATGGATATAATTATTTAAGCGAAGCTCGTAGAGTGGAATTCGATGGGCAAAAATTTATAATTGAAAGCGATGGTCAACCACGGGGTTTTACATCAAATCAATTTTATACTTTTACACTTAGCCCTACTGATTAATATGTCTAAAATACCACTAGATGTTCGGCAAGTAATACAAAGACAGGCTCCAAAACAGCTTAGAAAAGATGCCGAAAAAATAATTAGAGATAAATTTAAAAAAATAAAACAGGAAATGATAAAAGAGTTTTTGAGTGATCCTGTTACTATGGAAATTATGGCTGGCCCTACATCCACAAACATAAGCGGTACATTGGGGGGAATCAGTAACTTGTTTGCTTTTATAGGCTTTGATCAAGGAGATCAACCAATAGCGCCAATACTAAATTCTTTAGAAAATGTAAACTTTATTTATAATAAAGAACTAAAAAAAGGAAATCAAATAGGTGTTAGCTTTAACGTCTTCTTGCCTACTGCTGAAGAAATTTTTGCCATAACCCCTTTACCTTGGGCTACAGGGAGGAGTTGGGCGCAAGGAATAGAGAGGGGTTTATCAGGATTAGGGTATTTATTAAGGAAAGAAGGGGGTAGATCGGGAGCAGCGGTCCAATCGCGTGTAAACAAAGTGAGAGGGGGCAGGTTCCAGAATAGACCGTATATCTCTAGTTTTATAAATAAGTATAAAAAAAGATTTGAAGAGTTAAAATGAAAGAACAATTCCAACATAAATTAACTACATCTTTCTTTTTGTGGTTTGATAATTTTCTTCTTAAACACGGAGAAGCTTACACCAATACTACTGGTCAATTTTTTTATTACGACGATTCTAGATTGGATTCCGACTACAAAGCTTATGGAAGCCCCTATAAACAATGGGTTACAGACTCATCCATAACAGGCGCTACTATCCCTTCTGGAGTTTTTATTAATGGATCATTCTCTGGTAGAAGTGACGGAGTTGTCCTAGATTTTGATAATGGAAGAGCTTTAATCAATAATTCTGTGACAGACTCCAATATAACAGGAGAATTTGCGGTAAAAGATTTTAGTGTTTATTTAACAAATGACACAGAGGACGATCTAATAGTGGAAAACAAATATTCCATAAACTCTAGGCTACCTTCAGGCCCACTTACTTACATAGAGCCATATGATGATGTTGTTCCAGCTATATTTTTATCTACCTCTCAATCAGAGAATGAGCCTTATGCATTCGGCGGTATGCAAGAAACAAAAGTCCAAGCTAAAGCTGTAGTCATAGCCGAAGACACTTACCAGTTAGATGGGGTTTTATCTATTTTTATGGACTCTATAGATGAAACAATAACTCCAATCCCTATGGCAGATTACCCCACAACAGAACTAGGTGATCTAAAAGGAAACACTTACAGCTACACAGGAACAACGGACGATCATACAGGACAAATTAATTTTTATATTAATAAAGTAAGAACATCTAAACTTAGCGATAGAACAAGAAGAGAATTAGCTAATGAGCTTTATATCGGATTTATTGATTTCGATATAGATCAACACAGATTTAGATTCCAATAATTTCACATTTTAATAATAAAACTGTAAACAAAAGAAAGAATCTTTAATTATGGCCAGAAACAGAGTAATTTATCAATCAGAAGCACTATTCATCAACAAAGACGCAAGCCTTGCGAATGGATACAAACAATTAGAGCGTGTACAAAGCGCTAACTATAGTTTTTCAATTAACCGCCAAGATATCAACCAGTATGGTCAGCTTGGTAAACTCGACAGTATTCAACTAGACGCTCCAACTGTGAATGCAGATTGCAGCTACTATGTAACTGATGGGTTTACTGAAAGAGCGTTAGGTTTCTTCGTAGCGACTGGCGGTCAAGCATCTACTGCTGGAGGCTTTGTCTCTGGTCACCTTGCTGATGGATCTGGAAGAAACTTAATCATCCTTACCACCCCAGAGGGAACGGATGCAGATTTACCACCAAGATCTTCTGCTGCTGCTACAAACACAGCAATTGGAGTTGGTAACTGCTATCTTTCTGATTATTCTGTAGAAATGGCTGTTGC